TGGGAATGCTATTCTGTCTGTTCTCATGGTCTTGCCAACGTGCTTCACTATACTCATAGCCATCGGCTACAGCATAACGCTGACTAAACTCCTGAAAACTAAATGACCTATGGCGTAGCATTTGTCGTGCTATATCACGTGTCGTTTCGATTTCCATACATACATTAACCATCTCAAACGGCGACCAATGGTTGTGTTTAATGAGATATTGTACCAACTTTTCATAGGGTTTGTCAAGCCCCTGATTGGCAGGGTTAGATACCCTAGCCATATGTGCAATGAGCTTTTCACCATTTGGCGTAGCCCATACAAGTTTTACGTTGCTCACGCAGCCTCCATATAAAGTCCAACATTACCAAGTGCATATCCTAAGAAAGCAATGGCAAGCCCCACCTGCCCTTTGACAAACAAGTCAAACGCTACTAGTAAGTAGACAAATCCAATTGTTGCAATTAACCAACTAGCCATCAGTCACTTCCAATCCAAAGCGCCTCAGGATTTTATGTTTGGTTTGGCGGTGTAGCCCCACTTCGTAGGCAATGTCAGCACATTCACGAACAACCAAGTGGCAAAAGTTTACCAGCGATTCGTCATCTGCATCAGCCCAAGCAAAGACAACACCTTCGGGATGCCATTCTTCGTCCTCCCACGCGCTAAACCCAGCCTCTATGCCTAAGCGTTTGATGTTGGCATCCATGACTATTTCTTTTTACGAGCTTTGATAGATGACTTCGGAACCTTGTATGGAACACCACTAACTTCCACCTCATCATCTTCTGTTTCACCCTCATCCAAATCCATACTATCCGTATAGCTTTCTATAGGAACGAAACGTAGAGACAACTCTCCATTCTCGTAACGAGCTTCAAAGCCTCCTGATGAAACCGTAGTTTTTCGTTTGTAAGCTTCGATAAGTAAGTTTCGTGCCATCCTCCACATGGCATGTTGCGTAGGAATACCATCACCCATAGTATCTACACCAGTAGCCCATTTCCATCCTAGCTGGCTCATCAGTTCTTCAGTTTTGTTGAAGTCGTACAGGGCTAGCGTTCGCTCTATCATCGTGTTCGTAGTCTTCAAGAAGTTCTCCATAAACATATTCCTTTACCTCCAAAAATGATTCGTCTTCAAATGCGTTATTAATAACTGTCCTCTTCCTCTTCTTCCCAAGAGTCTCCAATTCCGTCGTCTTCTTCTTCGTCTTCTTCAGATGTGTTTTCTTCAGTGTCGTCATATGTGATAAATTTATTGTAGTTTGCAACTAAAGCATCAGGCAACATGTTTATAATGTCCTCTACAGAAAGTCCAAGTATTGATATAAGTTCAGATGCATCATCAAAGTTCTCCTCAATTATACTAGTAACACGTAACAACTTTTCTTGGTAGTTCATCCATACTTCCTCCCTAGATATTCTATGCTTAAAAACATCTCATCAAAAGCTCCATCTTCTACTTCATGCAACATCACAAGCCCACGCCAATGCCGATTACTGAGCTTATCCATGTAGCTTTCATCGTGCATATAATAACTACCGGCAATAATAGAGCATATAGCAGTTCCATCCGCACGCTTACCATAGGCCACTGACTTCCCCTGTTGATGCCCTGCAACACAAGACATATGTAGCTTACTAATAATAGCATTAGGGGAGGAAGCAGGTCTACCAAGTGCTCCGACAGGCCAATAGTGATTGAAGCCAACACCATTAATGAATACGGGGTGAAGGAAATCGTACACCTCCCAATCAGCCTGATAACAAAGGTCATCGGTACTTATCACTCCCTCAAGCATAGGGTTGTTATTAATAGCACGATTGATGCGGTTCTCATGGTTGCCCATAAGCATTATCATGCGTGGCTTATATGCTTTCTCCTTATTCTTCTTAGACTTTGCTTGAAAGTCGCGCAATGGCTGCAGCATTTGCTGCATAGCTTTCTTGGTTACATCAACATCTTTTTTGTAACGCAAACCCTCAAAGTATTTGCTACCTCGTGTGTCATGGTTGGACAGGCTAGGCATGTCAGCAAAATCACCCAGACATACGATGACATCTGGTTTATATTCTACCATAGCATTTCCTGCCCAAGTAAGGTGCTCTGTTGGAACGCCTTCTTTAACTTGACAATCAGGTATTACTAGTATCTTCATTGGTTACCTCGGGAACACGTGGAGTATCCACAACATCAACAAGATGGACAGGGCCGCTACTATACAAGAAAGTACGCATTTGCGGAAAGCATTGTTTTTTGTACGAACAATAGCTACAAGATGCACACAGTTTTGTATTGCTACTAGTAGCAGACTGCGGGACGGGAGCAAAGCCCGGAAGAGTTTCAAAAGATTTCTCTGACACACCCTCAATAGAATGCTTAACTTGTGTGTTAAACAACGCTCTATGTGTTTCAATAGGGTAGTATGCGACATGACCTAGTTCTTTTTGAATAGTAACAAAGCCAGCAGAATCATTAGCAAGAGCAGATGCATAGCCGTTTAACTGTTGGTAATATCCAAATGGGTCATCAACCAATCCTTTTTTAAATTTTTCTTCTGAATATTTAGTGACACTTTTAACATCTACAACTACTCCATCAATGATTGCATCAATGCGCCCTCGTACTATCCAACCATCATCAGCTTCATAGACAACTTTTTCTTGTTTATGACTAACTTCGTGACCGGCATCCTCGGCAACTTGTAGCACTAGCTCTTCTAAAATATCTCCATAGAAAAACTTTAGCAAAGTGTTGCCATCTAACTGCTCTGCTTGTTCGGGTTGGTTATACTTAAACCACTGGCGGCGCAAACAGGGGTCACCTACCTCACTGAAGTAAAGTACTTTCTGTTCACGCTCTTTACTGCGTGGTGTAAACCACTTGTCATAGCTAACATTTACATTGTTGTTACTAGTAGCAGGGGCTTTCGCCCCCTTTACCACATCGTAAATGTCAGCTACTAAAGTATCAATCGGCATTAGGTTCTCCAAGTGCTTCTGCTGCTTGTGCTTCAATGTCGCCACAACTATATGCTTCAAACATACGTGCAACGTCAATGATTTGTTGAGCAAGTTCTTCAGGCGACTTGCCTTTACCACTCGTCTCTACAACCAGCTTAGTGGCATTGGTTACAGAGTTCTGTCGTACAATGGCTCGGTCACCATGTAGCAATGGAATAGGAAACACTTTCTGTGCATACGCAGGTCGTGCAGCAGGGGCTGCAGCAGGTGCAGGAGCAGCACCACCAGTTCCTTTATTAATCATACGTACAGACGCATGGTCAATGTTCTTGCCGTAGGTGTTCTCAGTATACTGAAAGTCAACCTCGTCACCAATGTTGAACGTTGGTTTCTTGAAGCCGTAGCTAAACCAACCCTCTGCAGTTTTAACAGAGTAAGCTGGCTTGGGGCCAAACTTAGTGTTGACTTGCTTATTAGTAATGTTCTCAATGATATAGCTCATAGTTTCAGTTCTTTCTTGTCTTGCCAATTACTGCCGTACTCTACGCCAACAGATAACTTGCATGGAAAATCAATGTTAAAGAATGTCTTCAGTTGTTTTGGTGCAGACTCAAGTACATTCTTAGCGATGGAAGCCACAGTATACAACAAATATTTAGGTATGTCAAGTACCACACTGTCGTGCACAGTCATTACTAGTAGTGCTTTGTTACTTAGGTTAGCACGTTCTAATGCACGCAACAACGAACCTACAGCCATTGGCACAATGTCACCAGTAGCAAACCCTTGGATAGGCCAGTTCTTTAGTTCTGTAGGACTGAAAGTATAATCTTTCTTGTAGTCGTTGTAGTAGGTGTGAAATATATACCTTCTACCAGTTGGGCTGATATTAGTATAGTAATGTCTAGGCCCACTAGTCTTAGGGTCATACACTACGCTCTTCTCTGCTTCTGCAGTTTTGGTTATGCGTTCATGGTACTCCTTAACTCCTCGGTAGCGATTGTAGAATGTTCGGATGAATCGTTGTGCAGTTGGCTTGTCGCATCCTGACTGCGCCATGAGAGTAGTTGCTCCACCACCATAGACCAGCAGGAAGCTGAATCGTTTGAATGGTTTACGTTCCTTGTCTGTTGGGTATCGTCCATACATCTCCTTGTAAAGTTCTCGGTGCATATCCCTGCCGTTATTAATATCATCAATAAGTTGTTGGTCGTTAGCAATGTACGCTAGCGCAACCATCTCTAGTTGTGAATAGTCTAGCTCTAGTATAACACCATCATCACCATAGCGACTAACATAAGCACGTTTAACATCACCCTCGTCTGTTTGATTCTGTAGATTTGGGTTATTGCTAGATAGCCTACCTGTCTTAGTGCCTGTGTGGTTTAGGTTAGGATAGATAACATTACTTGGAAAACGTAGCTTGTTTAACCCTTCATAGTATGTCTCCTTAATCTTACTGTTCTTACGTAATGAAAGAATGTGTGATGCAAGTTCATCACCTCGGTCAATTAGCTTACGTAGCACAGAGTCATCTGTACTGTAGTAGCCACCCTTACCTACTTCGTTGAATGGCGGATACTTACCCTCTCGTGTGTATTCAACCTCACCCCACTTGGTTCGTGGCGTACCATCTTTCTTAGGTGTAGTAGGCACACGTTCACGTACCTTCTCAACACCACCGAAATAGTATAGCGATAGTTGCTTTGGGCTACTAGCAT